GTTCGTATGGATCCCAGTAAAGTAGGGTTATAACTGTTTTGTCATTGACCAAGCCCAGGTCCAAGGCAATGATTCTTTGTATGTTGGGCATTGAACGGAAGTCAAACTCCGAAGGCTGGTAGGTGGGCCAATCGCGTATTGAAAACACAGCACCTTTGCCTTGAATGGGCTTGCCCTGCATACGTGCTTCACGTTCGTGTGGCAGGTAGTCACGGGCCAGTTGTTCACGGGTGCTGTTCAGCAGGAATGGTTCACCCCAAGGATCATATTCCGGCACGTCATCCCAGGCCACACGAATGTAGTCGTAGCCCTGTTCTCTATTCCAGAACTTTGATACCAAGCCGTTAAGACCTTTGAGTGGTGTAAAACTGCACATGACCATGCCCTGTGTAGTGGCAGTTCTTGTGACAATTTCACTGAAGAAATCATCTGGCGGTTGTTCATCAAAAACGGCTAAATTTAATTTGAATCCCTGTAGTTGTCTAACCTCTTGAGTGTAGTTGGCAAACAGCAGATAACTCTTGCCACCGGACGCATGTAGGATCTCTACGCCGATTGCATTGGCACCATCTGATCGCATGGTGTCTGGCACAATGCAGTGACGAGGTATGGCACCTGTGCCTAAACTATCACGCAGTTTGACATCGGGTGTGCCCAACAGTTCATTCTGTAGCACCAAAGCCACTTGACTCCAGCCTTCACCCGCAACCATGGCAGTGATGGGACGATCGAAACGTCGACCCTGCCACCAGTCGGGATAAACACCTGTAAGGTGCATGGCAGTTTCATAACAGGTTGAAACTGTTTTACCAATTCGGTTGGCAGCCAAGATACCTCTACGGTCTGTAGTGGTCACAAAGAAACTGCGTTGGTGATCAAATGGTCTAAAGTATCGGAGTTGATTATACTGCATGTCATCTGCAATACCAATCACCAGATCTTCCAACAGCAGTTGTGTGTCACGTGGCAACGTGCTCCAGGCTTCGGGCGCAATCTCATGTGTGTCCAAGGCACTGCGCAGCGCACGGCGCATTAGTAATGCAGTGTCGATCATTCTGCTTCAATGGGCCAGTCTCGGCGGATCTCATTTAGGCAGCGTAGGGCCTGGCTTAGAGCAAAGATATCGTCCGGTGTGGCCAACCAGGTGTCCGGACGCATAAGGTCTGTGCCATCTGGCTTTGACAGACACCATTGCAAGCGTTCTGACACCAGTCGCATATGGTGTTCCATCTGTCCAGGAAAGCGTTGTATAAATGCTTCTCTGTTTACAGCATTGACCTTCTGCATGATCTTGGTGTCATCTGCTCGTCGTGTTTCCACTGCGGCTTGTATTTGACCATCGCGAACTTGAGGGGAGGGATGAGCCATATTATTCTGCCAAGTCCCAAGGATTCACAGCGGCCTTTTGATCCAACTGCACAAAGTCTCGGTCCACATACTTGATCCACTGATTGGTGTTGTTGTAGCGGAAGGTCTGCATCATGGCTTTCAAACGTCGGCCAATGGGTGTAAATGATCCATCGGGACGTTGCACAATCTGTTCGCCTGTTCTGGGGTCTACCCAACGAATGATCTCTGGCCTGACCTTGCCCCACTTGTCAATCTTCTCACCGTAGGGACGTGGTTCAATGGGACCAATCACTTCATAGGTGATCAAGCCGTTTTTATACTTCTTGAATGTGCAGTGCATCTTGCGACCCTGGCTGTGATATTCTGGATCACTGTGTGGCACAAAGGCAGTGAAGAATTCATTCTGCAGTTGGTCACGGCCGGGGATTGCGGGATCTCTTGGTGGCAACTCCTTCATGGGATCTTCTGGCACCAGATCTGTTTTGTCCAGGTAAGGATTGTCTGTGCCAATGTATCGGGGATCTGTGGGTGCACCATTCAGCACATCCATGGCCACTTGATACTTCAACTTGTTGGCACGACCTTTGAGGTTCAGCACCACACCGGTTTCATCATACACAAAGCGTTCCAGTTCTTTGGCAGTGGGAAAGTCTGTCATCAGGCCTTCCAGATCAAAGTCTCGTGTGTTGATGTCAGGCTCGGGCTGCACAGGCTTAGAGGCCTTTGCAGGTTTTGTTGTGGTAGTTTCTTCTGCTGTGTCGTCCCAGATGTTTTCACCGGGAGAGGTTTGATTTTTGTTTGTCATTTCTTTTTCCTTTCAATCAAAATCATTTAAGTGTAGCCGGTATCTTAGAGAAAGATCCAGGATGGCTGTCCTGATCCCTGTCCCCCGGCTACCCGGGACAAGAATTCTGTGTGTTTATTTAGTAGCCGGAACTGGCACCCAGTGCACCTTTGCGAGCCGCTGACGATTTCTGTTGTGTGCCAGCGTTGCCCTTGGTAGGTCCACGTCCAACGTTTACTTTGGCTTTGACGGGTTCCACTGCAGGGTCTCTTACTGAACGCATGAGTTCACCACGTCGTGCCACTGCATCTGTTACCATTTTGGCCAGGTCCGACTTCTCTGAACCTGTCCGGGCCTTTTCAGCCATGGCGTCCTTACGCTTGGTGCCGGTGTTCTCATTGCCTGTGGTGGGACCACGTGACTGATTGATCGGCTTGCTTTGCATGTTTTTGGTTGATATTCTCATTATAGAACTCCTGGTGTGATGTATACATTGCCTGTGGGGCTGATGCCCGCGGCACTGATGTAGAATGTGGTGGCAGCATTGGGTGCTTGTGGAATGGCAATCATGGCCGAACTGAAAGGAGCAATCACGCAGCCAATGCCGTTGTCACCAGAGTCAGGCACTTTTGCGTTGGTATCGTCGGCATCGAAACTCACGTTCACTGCCACAACATTGCCGTTGTCAGTATTCACACAATACAACACATTGGGGCAACCTGCTGAGCCCATGTTGACTGTGACTGCGGTGTCTGTCGAGTCGTCTGCGTAGGGCACAACAACTGAAGATCCAATAGGAGAGAATGGTATCATGGCCTGTCCTTAGTATTGGCTCTTAGGGCCGTAGTTGAAGTTGCTGGCACCAGTTGAAGCCACAGGACGCTTGCCTTTGGTTGTGCTGCCGTAATCGGGTCCACCTGTTTGACCAACTCTGATTGCGTCAGGATTGCCAGGTTTCTTCACAGTGGTCATTCCTGATCCACGCACTTGGTGACCACGGTTGATTGAGTCACGCACTGAACCTTGAGCAGGCAGTTTTGGCATGCCGCTTGTAGGTGGGCAGTTGTAAGGGTCTCGGGTAACTGATACACTGGCACCAGGGCGTGCGGGGTTTTCACAACCGTGATTGCCCACTGTGGGACCACGTCCTTTGTTCACTGTGCGACCATCGTTCATGTAGCCTGTAAATTTATTCACTTGCACACCACCGCGAACAGCAGGGTTGGTTTCACGTCCTGCACCATCAAAGCCGAGGCCTTGATCCTGTTGTGTTTTTGAGTTGGGTCTCATCATTTTTGTTTTCCTTTTGACTTCGAAGTCTTTTTTGCTGCCGCTCGCTTGGTAGCATAGGCAATGGCCACGGCTTGCTTTTGGGGCTTGCCAGCAGACACCTCTTTGCTGATGTTTTCCTTGAAGGCCTTCATGGATGTGGATTTTATCAACGGCATGATAGTATTTAGTCGGCTTTTGTTTTTGCAGTGATTTGAGCCAACTGAGCCAGTGCAGTGGCAAACGCTGCCTGTTTGGCTTCTACAGCGTCTTCTGGGCTGTTCACTTCCACTGCCATACGCTCAGCAATCATCTTGTTCATGAATGCTTTGTCGTAGTCTCTCACACCGTTCCAGTCTGATCTGCTGATGGCACCCACATAGTTGTGTGTGAGTAGTTCAGCGTAGGTCTTACCTGACTGCAGTTCTATTTGCTCCATTAGGCTTTCTATTGAGATCTTGGTGGTGGCACCCTTGCGTCGACCGGCGTTGGGTCTTGCTCCGCCACGGCCAGGGCTCTTCTTTGAGTAGCGAGGTTTCTTTGGTTCAGTTGATTCCATAGCAGTTATTTAGTGTCATCACGGACTCACGGATTATTGAGCCGTGAGTCCTTACTTGCGTGTGCGTTTGCTGGCCATTACCCGTGTCTCTGCCACTACAGGTCGTTCATCGTTTTGTTTTTG